ATGCGAGTAGTGGCAACAGGGAATTCATTTTGGAATATCATCAGCTCCATGCGCCCATATTCTTTGCGTAACTTTGCGTCACATTCGCAACCAATGAATGCTCTCGTTGAGATGAACTTTTGGAGCACGCGAACAATTGTTGAGGATGGTCACCAGTACTGGAGAAGCTATTTCTATTTTGATGGTAATTATGAAGTTGTGCCAATTTTTGTGCCGATTTATCAAGATGCAGTATTGGCTAATAGCTATAAAAAAACATTGAAAGCTCAGTTTATTCAGCTGCGACGTTGGAGCTATGGAGCCTCAGATGTGGCGTATGTTGGTAATAACATATTTAATAAAAATAGGACGGTAAAATTTTGGCCCAGCCTGGCTAGGTTTGTGAGATTATTAGATGGTCATGTAACTCAGGCTTGTATTGCTCTAATTGTTGCTTTCGGTGGATGGGCTCCTCTTGTACTAAACAGTGAAGCTGCACGCAGTGTTGCTGCTCACCAGTTGCCGGATACTGTTAGTTTAATACAACAAGTAGCTATGATAAGTATTTTGGTATTGATTTTTGTATCGTTCAAGTTGTTGCCGCCTCGTCCAGAAAGATACAAGAAGAGTAGAAACACATTGATGGTTCTACAATGGTTCTTGATGCCTATTACTTCTATTGTATATAGTTCTTTGGCGTCATATAATGCACAAACTCATCTTTTACTTGGTAAATATCTTGATAAGTTTGACGTGACGGAGAAGACTACTGTAGAGATGAATGATCAGAGCCGTGCTCAGAATAAGAAAAAGAAGGACGACCACGACGCTTCTTCCTCTGGGGAGTAATAAGATTATGTTGTGCTGCATATTGCAGTGCAGCTATTTGGTCAAAATTCTGTAATGTTGAGTGGGTTATTTCGGCGATGTATTGAGATGATATCGTGGGTTTGTTTTGTAGGTGTGTTAATTTATCTTGTATAGTATTGGCCAAGTCATAGCTATATGAGCCTGCTAATTTTTCGTTATGATTAAAACTTCGCGCAATACTAAGTATCAGTTTTCCTATAGAAAAATTATTTTTCTCGCCATCTTGTGATATGACAACGAGGGAAATCACAGGCTTTTCGTAGGTTGTAAAAGAATAACCGCATTGGTCACACATATGTCTACGCCAGGTTGTTGGGTATTTTTTATTTTGACGAGAATTTGTTACGTGGGTTTTTCCGTGAAAACATTTTATGCATATCATATCAATATATTGACATATAACTATAAAAAAATCCAGTGGAAAAGTGCTGTGTAAAATAAAAATCGCCCCGTTATAGAGGCGACTACTTTGTAAATCTGGGAACTTAATTAAGTATAGATCTTTCTTCGTTGATCTTCTTATTATATTCGTAGTGAATTTTTGCCTTGCTCAATAAAGAACAATGTTGTGGCTTTTTTGTGTCTAAACGAGGTGAGTCATGTTTACTCATGCTTTGAATTCTAACATACTTATTGAATAAAGTCAAGGTGCATACGGAAAACATGTAGGCTTGATCATTTTTCGTTGCATTAACTAATTCTATTTATAAAAAGCCCCGTCTAATATCGACGAGGCTTATGTATCGCATCTGGTGGGCAATAGAGGATTCGAACCTCTCACCTCTTCAACGTCAATGGAATACTCTGTAAAAGTTACTAACTACATATATAATAACATATTTAAGTCATAACTGAATCATAAATATGTTGTAATTTTGTATTCGTATAATGTGTATAAATACGCGTCGTGTCCAAACTCTGATGACCCAGTAGATCCGAAATATAGCATAATTCAATACCTTTATCTAAAAGCATTGTAGCAAACGAATGGCGAATAGTATGAGGGGTTACGTTAATAAAGTCTGAATTATCACAAATAGACTCAAATATACGACGAACGCCACCAGTAGTAAGACGAGATCGAGCGCCTTGATGAGAAATAAAGAGGGCAGAGTTGTCATCAGTACGACAAGCTAAATAATTATTTATAGCATCCTCAGTGGCTTCATCAATAAAAACAACACGAGGATTCTTACTCTTTCCGATGACCGTAAATTTACGATGACGAATACTATTGCGATTCAAGGATACTAATTCAGAAACACGAATACCCGATGCGGCCAACAAACGCAATATTGCAATGTTGCGCAATCGGTTCATGGATCCATAGCCCCTACATTGGCGAGAGGCAACGGAAATAAAATCTTCAATCTCCTCTGGTAATAAGTATTGAATAATATACTTCTCACGCTTGGGGACGACTAACTCTTCATAATCCATAACATTAAATCCCCTCCTTGCGGCCATCTTTAAAACCATACGAATGCAAGAGATAGCATTACGAACGGTATTAGATCTCCATCGAGATGAAACAAAGTTGTGCCAATCTCTAAAATCCGAAAAAGACAAACTTTCAATATCCACATCCCCAAAGAATGAGATCAAGGACTTACTGATATTTAAATAACTAGATTCAGTATTAATAGACTTGCCAGCCCTTAATACATAATCGCAAATATAAAGCTTAAAGGCTTCAGATATTTTCATAAAGAATCACTTTCTACCCTCCAATTTATGTTATATAATGCAATTAGAAATTAATCTTAAAAAAACAAAAAAAGGTAATAAACATGGAATTAAACCTAAATCAACCAGAAATTATAATTGCAATAGTAGCACTAATAGCATTTCTAGTGGTTGTAATAATAGTAATGGCAGCATTCTGTACAATAGGAACCTATAATAGAACTACAGAAATAAAGAAAATTATAGAAGACTACCTAAAAACAAAAAATTAAGGTGGAAGAGGGCGAGTCTGTTTGAAAATAGTAGGCAATGATGCTTGACGAAGTCTGATACTAATAGGAATAGTGGGCGTCAAAGTAGGTACATCTCTATCAATCAATAGGTCATAAACAGAATCAATATCCGAATTACGCTCAAATTGATAAATTGACATATTATATTGATCAGAAGAGAAGACTAAATTGTCATCAAAAATATACGGATCCAAACCTAATTCAGATAATGACTCATAACGCTTTACAGGCTTGTATAGATTCTTAGAGGCCCAGTAGCGACGTTTATTGAATCGATTGATCATATCCTTAGTAATATACTTAGTAAGATATGCTGCGGCCTTAGTCTGATCATCGTCAAGCTTCTGAGCGTTAGTAAAGCCAGCAGTAAAGCCGGTAAGATTGTAGACGCGTTTACCGTTCTGAAAAACGTTAGTAGATTTTAATTCAGCGTTATAATCACGAATTAAGGCGTGGAAATGAATAGCACCGTCTTTATGAAACTCTGGGACGATTACGTATGCAAAATTGGGAGAGTGCTTCTTCTGGCGATTGAGCCAATACCTCATAATATTAGATGTAGATTCTATAGAGTACCTATCAACCTTCTTAGGATTGAAAGTAAAAGTAACAAAGTAAGAAAAGTTGTTAGATAAAGCATAATCGAAAATAGTTGTACGTGTACGACGAAGCGATTCTTCAATAGCTTTATCCGACGGCTGCTCCGAATTCCTGTTAGGCTTATGACCCAATCTGGGCCGTGGAATAACTAAGGGATTGTTAAAAATAGTGACTTTATACATATTATTAGGGTATTCCTTTGTAATGTGTTCAATTACAGTTAAAGATTGATTCATAAAACATACCCCCAATATGTTATTTTTTATGTGTTGTTTACCTCTATAAACGCTTGTTAAGTGTTGGGTTATCAAGTAGCCCTACGGGCGGGAACCTATAGACACCGCCCGGACGCGAAAAGCGTAACTTTTCGCGCCGATCAGAGAGTCGCTTCTACCTGGAAAACACCCCCTTTCGCCTTTTAAGGGGAACAGCAAGTTTCTTTATCGTGACAGTAGGTTGCGAGGCGAGATAGACGCCGTCAGCTTGAGAACCAGTAAATACTACCTGATTGGTATCGTATGAATCGCGCAACGCTTGCGACTGAAAGAAAAATCCCATTTTGAGAGGACGCGAGCCATCGACACGCTTGCCATTGTTATCAAACTCAAGCTTCTTAGCGATAAACGCCCAATAAACCGTAAAAATAGGGCCAGCAGACAAGCCGAATGGAAAAGCGAAAGACTTGCATTTGAAGGCAATATCCGATCGACGACGTACGGCCTTTACCAGTTGATCATAATCCTGAGAGGTAACAAGGTGAATACGCTTCTGTTTACGATTCTGAGCGGCCTGATGAATTACCCAAGGCGGAACGTTGCGAGAATCCTGATTAGAAAAATAATTCTGATATTCATCAGTAATTATTATTACGCCATATTTACCATTACGTACACACTGGTTGACAAGAGCATATTCTTCTAAAGAAGAATAGTAAATATAGCTAGAAACAGTATCAATCTCACGAGAAAGAATAGACTTTAATTTATCCAAAGATCCATCAAACTTAAGGGCGGTACGATCTTTTAATATGATATTAGAAACAACAATAGCTTTCGGATAGCGTTTTGCAATTTTCTTATAAAAATGAATTAGAGTTATAGTCTTGCCGTCACCTTGTTCACCGAAAAAGGTCTGAATACCTGAGGGGCGAAAGTAATCTGGATCCTTAAGGTTGCGTCTATTTTCTCTAATAGCTTCTTTATCGAAAGATAAAGACTTAGAAACAAATGGTAAAATATTAGGCATTAATGACCCCTCACTTTGTTATAAAACCAAAGAACAGGACGTATTGCTATAAATACAGTAATACTGGTAACGATCATAACAAGCATTGTGGTAAAGAATGTATCACCTATATAGTTTCTCAAAACAACTATAGGGAAAGCAAAATAAGGAACAACATTATTAATAGCATTAAGAAAGACTAATGGAGCGGCAGGAATCAATATAAGAGATAAAATGAATTTAATTACAACAACTATAAACGATAAAATAAACATTACTATCATAATTAATACTTCCTCCGTTCTTCCCAGTCACCATGGTCGCCAGTGCGTTCATCGAACCAGCGAACGGATTGAGTTTCATGTTCCTCTTCTTCATAATCCTCAACATAAATACCAAAGAACCGATTAGCTAGCCTATAACAAGTCCACAAAAAGCCAATGGCAATACCACCCTGAAGAAATATCTGCATAAATGACCAAACCTGAGGCAATTGATAACGCCATTTACACAATTCAAGATTAGCAGTAGAGCCAAAAACAGTAAGACTCATCGCACATGTATTATTAGTAGTAGTCATAGCCTGTACTGTAGTAAATACACCTTTTATAAAAGTGAACGGCAAGGCCAAAAAGCCCAATCGATCAATAATAGTATTCAATAAATCATCCCATAGAGATTGAAGATCTTCAATTTTCGGAAAAATAATACCAAAAATAAAATCCGTAAAAAACCAAACAAAAGAATTACGTACAGCACAAGCAATCGAACCAGGTGACGGAATCTTAATATCACCAAACTTCCAATCGTACTGAGAACAATCCTCATACTTTGGCTTCTGCTTCAATTCAGAACAGAAACCATAATTACAATCTAGACCTAAAGTACTTCCAGACTTTACAGATCCGTCCGCTTTCAAGTAAACAGTACGCTCACCATATTTTAAATCTTTTGTTTCGTCTGGTCCTGCATAAAAACAATAATCATTTTTATCAGGAGTTATAGTCTTATCTCTATCATAAGAGTAAGCATAACAGACCTTAGTAGTGTACCTAGCAGAAACAGAATATTCATCCAACGAAGGTAAATCGACCTCGAAAGATCCATTAGCTTTTATGTATTGCAATCCATTTTGAACAACATCACCACCTTTACGCTTTTGAATAGCAAATTGTATATAGTAATCAGACTTATCCGCAATATAATACCCTTTCTTATTATCAAAACTAGCCCAAGCGTCAGGAAACTTTATAGAATCCTCTTTTTTAAGGTGCTTCAGTTTAAGTTTTAAATACTTTAAATCATATTCAAAATGAGGATATAAAGTCTGTTGATAAGCGTCACGAATGGATATAGTTTTATCACCTATAGTAGCCTTATCGACTTCATAAGGAAACGTATTTATTAGAGTAGAAGTTTTATTATAATAACCTCTTTTCTGAGCATCCAGACCAACATTTTCATTAGTACCAGATAAAACAGCAGTCAACTTAGAATAGTTTTTTGTAAAAGACTGTATATCATAGCACCCAATATAAACACTACCACTATCACCATAATACATATCCAAATAATAAATACCATTAGAGATAAAATCATTAAATTGCCAATAATATCCTAAGCCCTTATAATATTTTAATAACTGTTTATCTAATTTTTTCTCAGACCAATAGACTTGCAAAGACTTAACAGGAGCCTTATTACCTTGAGAAGCAGAATCGAATGTATATTCTCTCTGAGTAACAAGCCAACCCTCATTATTAGCTACAGCTTTATCATAACTTGCCTTAGCTTGATCCCTAGTAAAAACAGGACAGTTCCATACAAAATTAAAATCAGCATCCTTCTTTTTATTAAAGAGATAGTTATACCAGGTATAAGTCAGATCGCCAGAATCATATTGACCAAACTTAAGACTAACATTCTTAACTTCATTAAAAGCAGGTAGATCGTCTTTTTTTTCAAGGGCTGAAACATTAAAAAATGGAAAGAAAACAGAATATCCCAAAATCAAAAGAGCAGATAGACCGTAAAAAAACCTTTTATTTATGCTCATTGTCAACCTTTTCTCTTAAATACGTTTGATATTCAACTTCTTCATCAATTGAAAAAACTACCAAAAAAATAATAAAGATAGAGAAAAGTATTATAAGCATCATCATTTTTTATTATTCCTATTCTTAAACAAGTCAGTATAGATAAAATAAACACAGAACCCCAATGCGAAAAGAGTAATAGCATTATAAATTAGACTGACAATATCACTAGAACTCATTTATCTATCACCTCCAGAATAGCTAATTCGTCGGATAAGATACCAACAAATAAAAGCAGAAAATAGAATGACAAAAAATTTTACAAGAAACTTATCTAAAATTGTTTGTAACTCCATAGATGACATAAAATACTCCTATCTAGAATTAGTAACCGAATAAAGCGACTTAAAAATAATATCCAAAACGATCTTTACTCCAGCTCCAACGGCAATGATAGCCAAAAGAGAAGAGAAATTAGCTGATAGAGTCTGGGTGATCAATTGTACAATCTCTATAGTCTTCATATATTCAATAAGCAAGGAGTGAGATGTACGCGTGGTGGAGGTCGTACATCTCAC